ATTGCCGTTAAGACTGAACCGAAAAGTAACGTGGATCCGAAAGCGATGGAACAATATCAGAAATTGCAAGTGATCGCAGCTCATGCGGCGGATATCACCGCTAAATTCTCCGGTGAATTCAGACAGCTCTCTGAACGGTTTAAAGCAATACTCAAACCGAACATCTTCTTCAATTGCGGTTACGATCGCGCTGATATGCAGGATTTTACCAACACGTATCACGATCCGCGCGCCCGAATGGTGGAGCTGGATTTTAGTAGTTTCGATAAGTCACAGGGCAGTTTGATGCATGAGCTGAAAATGTGCGGTTATCGTGCGATGGGTATGAACGAGGAAGACGCTGAGATTTGGGAGATGTGCCATAAAATTACAACTAACATCGCCAGGCAGGCAGGTCTTAGGTTTGATACGGAATACCAACAGAAAAGCGGAGACGCCAGTACAACGTTCGGGAATACCATTGTGACGATTTGTACCGTGGCATACGTGTTTAAGAACCGCGAAATCGCCTATATGTTAGCGTTGGGCGATGACAGTATGATGTGGATTTTAGGATTGCCAGCGGACTTCTCTGATGCTTATCGTTTCGCGTGGATGTTTAACATAGAGGCGAAACTTATAGATGCGCAACATGCCTACTTCTGCGGCAATTTTATCGTACCGTGCGCCGGCGGATTTCGTATCTGCGGCGATCCGATCAAACGAATGGACAAGTTGGCGAATTACTCGGTCACCGATGAATCGGTATTACCAGAACAGTTTCGATCATTCCGAGATGTTTGCTTAGCCTATGACGATTCTGTGGTCAATTCGACACTGTCGGCAATGGTCGCAGAACGGTACAAGGTGGACTATGATTTTACATCGGCGATAGATACGTTATACCACTTGGCGACGGATTATTCGAAGTTTAGGAGATTATATCGGCGCGTTCGTACGTGGGACAAACTATCAATCTTGGAGGTGATGAAGAACGTAACGATAGTCAAGTGCAAAGACCATGTGCTGTTGAGGACAAGGGGTGAAACAACGGTTACGGAACCGATCGATATTTTTGAGAGTCTGGCGCGAGGCTTTGACGTGCAGTTAACATGGGAACAGTTTATATTGCAACCGAAGGAGATTCGTTATTGCAGGAAGGAAATGCCGTTGTCCGTGACGCATAGCAGAAGCCGAGTCAACGCTGATTGGCGAGTTGTTTACGCGGGTGAAAGAACGAGAAAAATAAAAGCCGCGGGCGGAGGCTGTGTCTTCGATGGGCATGTGATCATTGTGCCGACGGGCACCCCGTACAAAACGTTGGTGCGGGCCATGCGAAGATTGCGTTCGGCGATTTGCTGCGGTGAGACGATCGAAGTCGATGCCGAGGTCCCGGGAATAGCGAACGCTATTGTGGAGGTTTTCTTTTCGGTTAACATTAAAGTCGTTTTACGTTCGCGATCGGACGCGGTTGTTGGACTTACAGGCGCAATTGAAGACCCTTTTATTGGCGCGTAATGTATTTTTCAACACGAAAAATTGTTCGTTCGCGTAGGCCGCATAAAGTTATCGCACGAAAAATTTATAATTTTCTAACTTTTCCGCTGCTTTTGGTTTTTCGTTATTTTTCGCTTCGGGCTCACGCATCCTTACTTT